CGGCGACGAACGCAGCGTCGGCAATCTGCCACTGCGCTAGGTTCTCGGAACCGCCTAGGGCCTGAAGGGTCATGCCCCACATGACAGCGTCACCGGACGAGAACTTGGGGCTCTCGACTTCCGAAACCTGGCCGGTCGGAATGTGCATACGCCAAATCTTGTCGTCGCCGTCCTTCCACTCGAAGAGGTAAGCCATCTTCGGACGGGCAACGTTCGGCTTAATGTCGATGGTTACCGACTTCTTACCGGTGTCCACCACCGGGGCCGAGCCGTAGAAAGCCTCTAGAACGGTCGGGCTGGACTCAAGCGAGGAAAGCTTTAGGGTCAGCGTCCGGCCAGTCACGATGACGCGCACGATGCCACGCTGCCACGACTTGACTTCCTGCGTGTCCTCGGCGAAACCGTGCTCTACGCCGTCGTCATTGAACGTGCCTAGTGGCGACCACGTCTTTAGGTCGGTCGGCTCACCGGCCTCGGGTAGCTCGGTATCCTGCGGTGCCTGGTAGATAGTGCCGGTAACTGCGACCCGCACTAGGTCAGTGTTAAAGCCCTCGGCGTCACGCGCCATTGTCGGCCCCCTTCATGGGTCGGACGGAAATTTGAAAGGTCATGACCCATCGGGAGAGTTCCGTTAGGTCGTCCACCATGTACACGAGACCGGAAATAGTGGAGACCCGCGCGAACGGGACACCACCCGTACCCCGGGTGTGCATTAGGTGACTGGTCACTAGCTGCGCTAGGTCGTGGCCTACGTCGCGCGTGGACGCCCACACTTCGACGTCTAGCGTCGCCATATCAAGGGCAGGCCACTTGATGAATCCGCCGATCCGGCGAACCATCACGAACGGCTGTGCGCCGTCGTACTCGCCCGGTACCTCAGTGCCGTACCGGATTCCCTCGGGGAGGATTCCGCGAAGGTGGTTGAGTGTCAGCGCTTCGACGTCGGGGAATACGGGGACCATGTCAGCCCCCAATCATTCGACCGACAGCAGCGTCTAGCGCACGGCCTAGGACACGAGCACGCTTACGCGGACCCTTGCGCTTCGGTGCGCCGAACTCGATTAGGTTCGCGATCGGCGAGGAATTCCACACCCGGACCCACACATACGATCCGCGACCACGGCCCGATACGCCTTCCCGGATAGAGAACGACGAACTGAAGTTGCCTTCACTCGGTGCCGTCGCACGAGCGACGCTCAGCGCGCTACGGGCTGCATTGTTGAGAATGTCTCGGGGGCCGTCCTCGGCGAGACGCTGAATAGCGGCTTCATCAATGACGACCTTTACGCCCTGTCCGGCCATTACTCCACCGCCTTAAGGCTCGCCGTGATGTGGTGCGCACTCCGCATGGTGCGTCGCGTGATCGGGTGTCCCTCAACCTTGAACGTGCCGGTATCGGTCTCGACTAGGTCACGTGCGCCGATGTCCGTTCCCCGGGGGAGGATCAGCGCCCACGCTTGCTCAACGGCCGTGCGTCCGGCGGTGTGAACCTCCCCGTTGCCGAGACGGCCCACAGAACGGGCCACAAGACGCCCGTAGACGGCCGTACGCGTCGCGCTGGACCAATCGGGTACGTCGTTGCCGTACCGGTCCTTAGAACGCCCTGGACGGACGATCACGCACGCGTCGGGTAGTAGCTCTGCGCGCATGTCACCATCCCCACGTGACCGACTCGCCGTCTGCCCAACCGATCGGCGTCTCTCGGCGCACGGTGCGCGCGGACGGACCGGACGACATGCGGACGGAACCCATGTACTGAAGTCCCAGACAGCGGAAAAGCGCCTCCCGCTCAGACGGCATAAGCGACATGCCATTGATGGCAACTCGCGAAAGGCTGTACGAGTAATCGCCAATATTTTCGGTTGTGATTCCCTTGGGGTTGTTCAAGACTCGCCCGGCTAGATCCATTACTAGCTGACGGACCGTGAAAGGGGGCGGGCTCGGTATCTCTACCGGGCCCACCTCCTCACGTATCAAGTCCGATGCATCCTGTAGCAACAGCGCAACGCGCGTGCGCTCATCAGGAGTAAGGGGCTCGGGTAGGCGAGCCTCAAAGTCCCCAATAGGAACAAGAGGCTCCGCCATGATTAACCCTCAACCGGGGCGGTAACCGGCTTCAGCTTGAACGAAACGGCGCGAAGCTGCGTCGCCTTCGCCTCTTCCTGGCCCTTGGCAGTGCCCTCGGGAGCGTCCTTAACCTCACCAATACCCATGTAGGTCGAGAGGAACGAACGGTCAGAAGCCGTCTTCGAGTTGTAGTCACGCATCACGCGGACCGAAAGACCCTCGTACGCCTTCGAAGCACCCTGAGCGGACGTAGGAACGACCGGGGCACGGTTAACGAGGATGTACGCCGACGGGTGGAACGCGATAGCGGTACCGGGGTCGACGTCGTTCGAAACGACGATGGTGAAACCGGCGAGACGGCCGATGATGGACTCACGTAGAACGCTGTCACTGCCGGACGTGTCGACGCGGACTAGGGTCGGGTCGTTCAGTAGGGCCGACTCAACGTCAGCACCAACGACTAGGTACCGACCGGAAACCGGGACGTCCTGACGGTTTAGCTTGTTGCGCGCCTTAACGATCGCCTTACGGACGCTACCGGCGGTGATCTCGTCGCCGGTGTCCTTGTCGACGTCGACAGTGCCGATAGCCGGGGCCGACTGAAGAGCAGCCGCTAGCTTCTTCTCGACGCGCCGGACAATGGTCTTAGCCTGCGGGTCGAGAACCTGAGCGCCGAAGTCCTCAACGTCTAGGGTTAGTTCGGCGTCGGACAGGTCGACCGCCGAGTAAACGTGGGTGTCTAGCTTTACGGCAATCTTCCACTCAGCTAGGTTCTCGGACTCGATCTCACGAGTAGTGGACCGGGTTAGGGCCTCTTCGGAACCGATCAGCTTGGACGGTCGCTTGATGTTGACGGTGTCACCCGCAGCGCCGATGAAGTCAGCGCCGGAGTCACGCGCAACGAGCGAGCCTAGAACTACCTGGTGATCAAGTAGGCCAAGGGTCGCAGCCGCTAGCTTCTCTGCCTTAACAAACACGTTGTCAGCCATGCCAATTACCTTTCTTCAGCGTCGCTTAGAAGCGCACGCGCTTAGCGATAGCCCGTGCCAGCTTGACCGGGTCGATATCGTCGGAATCGTTGGGCGGGGCGTCAACGCCACCACCCACGCGGGGAGTTGGGCGGGCGCCTACACCCTTGCCCTTGGACTGCTCAGCGATCTTCTGCGCCGCTGCTAGTAGCTCGTCCTTAGTCGCACCCTGGATAAGGGCAACGACGTCCGAAGCTAGGCCGGACTCTTCGGCAACTTCGCGGAGCATTAGCCCGCGTCGCGCTTCGTCCCGCTCTCGCTCCGCACCCTCTAGCGCGTCGCGTAGCTTCTGCTCCTCGGTCTTGCGTGCCTCTTCAGCGTCCTTATGCGCCTGAACAATCGGCGCAACCTCCGCAAGCTGAGTACGTAGACGCTCAAGCTCTGCGGACGTGTCGGCGTCACCCCCAACGGTCGGGGGCTCGGTCGGCATAGGCGGAACGGCCGGAGTCTCGTCGGTGGCCTCGGTGTCCGGCTTGATCTCATCACTCACTAGGGGAACTCTCCTGATGTCTAGTCACCTACTCACGTGAGTAGGTGAGTTACGCGCGGCCCTCAACTAGGCGGCGGAATTGGACCGGGTCGCCGTTGGCCTCTTTCCAAAGCCCCTCGTACCGCGAAACAGCGGCAGTAGGGCGGGAGTTGTGCGAGTACACCGGTTCCATCTGGCACTGACACGCGCGGTGCACCTGAGCACCCTTGGGGGACGGCTTGCCGTGTCCGGCGAGACTCACACCACCGGCACCCTTGCCGCGAAATGAGTTCTCTTTGTAGACAGCGCCACGGGTGGCGAGCATTGCGCAGAACGAGCAAGCGGCACCGGAGCAAACCCGACGCCACCCGATGCACTTACGGTCACGGCCGATGCCGTCGTTGATGACGGACCGACCGGGGCCGAGAATGTGACCGGTGATGTTGCCGAACTGCCCTGATAGCGCTAGGCGCTTGGCCTCTTCGAGAGACACGCCATTTGCAACCAGTCGTCTCACGAAAGCGGGGCCATGTGCAGCTATCAAGCTCTCAAGCTCCCCCGCCACGGCTACACCGGGCCTAGCAACCGTGAGACCGTCGGCAATCATGCCTAGGGCGTGCAACTCGGCTTTCCGGAACCGCTCTAGGTACCGGAAAGCCACTTGTCCGGATTGCGTACGCGCCGATTGGCAGAGTTCTTCCGCCTCGGCGACGTAGCGCAACCAAGATGTCTCGTCCGTTGGGTCAACTGCCGCCCACGCAGCGGATAGCCGCTTGAGCGCGTTGCCCGTAAGCGCGCGTTGTGCGCGTTGGTGTGCCGCTGTCAGTTCCTCGCCTAGGTCACTGACTGCCAACGGGGCCCCCGTCCATGGGTGCGTCCGTCGTGTGCTGTCCGGTCAGTAGCTGCGCCGCTAGATCGGCCGTAGCCGACTGTTCGCGAACGCGTCGCCATGCCTGGACATCGAACGACGTTACGCCCGGTACGCGCTCCCACAGGGCCTCGGATGGCACACCGAGCATGGTGGACAGCTTGCCGAGTGCATCGACAGTCTGAGACAGCGAACGCGCTTCGGCGTCGTGCCAAACGATCCGGGCCGACGTGTCACCGGCTGCACCTTCGGCGCCGTCCGCCTCACTGGCGAGACGTAGCACCTGTTCCCATGCTTCACCAAACATCAACTGTCGTTCGTGCACCTTACGAGACAACCCACTTTCAGCAGCCGTAAGCGCGTCAGCACTGATGTTCACCATTCCGCCGAGTAGGTAATGGGGCGGAACCTGTGCAATGGCGGACATGGACTTGATAGCGGCTTCCCGCGATGACAGGTAGCCGCCTAGGTCAGTCTGTGAGAACTCACCAAACTTGACATCCTTGTTTTCCACCATCCACATGCGATCAACGGCGGCATGAAAGGAGTCAACCGGCTGACCCGTCTTAGGGTCGCGCGGAATGCTGATACCGGTTGCCCAACGCTGCCGGAACGCCGAGTAAGACTCAGCGATCTTCATGTTTAGCGTGGTCTCGTTTAGCCGGTCCTGAATCGGAATGAGCGGGGCAACTTCCCCTAGCTCGTGCGGCTTAGCGTCCGGCGCATCGGCCCAACGGTTCCGAAACGGGACGATGGGACAGCGGGATAGGCCGTGCGGAACCGGGACACCGACTAGCCACGTATCGGGCCGGTCGTGCTCCCCCTCGGGGGTCAGCACTTCGGTTATGTCGGCGTCGTCCCAGACCTCCCAACGCTCGTACGTCTTACCGCCGTTCTTCGTGCGACCAAGGAACCTGACGGCACCGTCCAACCATTCGGCGTCGGGCTCGATGGCAACCCCGGTGACGGACAGCGGAGAGACCGGCCGGATAGCCGGGCCACTGTCCCCCGGGGTCACGGCGACATAGCCACGACCGAAGGTGAGTGCCGCGCGGTGCACGGCGTTCTGTCGCGAGTCAAGCTGATTCGCTGCCCAATAGCCCCACGGCTCTAGGTCGTTGGGGTTGTCGGTGCTGCGGTAGCCCTCAACCCGTAGGTTCTGCGCGACCACGCCGACAATCAGCGGTAGCCAATTCTCAAGCGAGCGAGCAACGAGACGGCGGAACTCTGCCTCTGCGCGCTTCGGCAAGTACGGGGCATCCTGAATACCCCGCATGTACTTATCGACGCGCACTAGTTCCGGCATTTCTGCCTTGCGCTGCGCTAGGCCGGTGCCTAGTAGCTCTCGGATGTCCATACGTACCCCCAAAGCGGGGCACGCGTCCCACCTACTCACGTGAGTAGGTGGGGGCCCAACGCTCAGAATCCATAAACGGTGGCGTCACCCGGTCGGGTGCGCTTGTCGAATACGCCTGCCTCAATGGCCTTACGGCGCGCTTCACGTGCCAGCACCAAAGCGGCGGCGGCATCAACCTTTCGATCGGACTCGCGCGATTCCTTGCCGAAACTGACGCCGAACGCATTAGGTCGTCGGCGAGCGTTCTTTAGGTGCGTGACTAGGCGAGAGTCGTTCCTGATCGTGATCGTTCGGTCTTCGAATGCGGCAACCGTTGATTCGGCGGCAGCGGTGAAGTCCTTAGTTCGGCGGCGCATGTCGAATGCGACGGAGTGACCGGGGGCAGCCTTGACGAATAGCGTGTCTCGGAAATCTTCGGCCCATCGGTCTACGTAGCCTTCGAAGAAGGCCAAGTCAGCGAAGAACGCCACAACGTCCCAACGCTCAAACGCCGTTCTAACGGCCGTATCAACGGCCTCCCGGTCTACCTCCCACCCGTGCGCCTCGGGGCCGTCTGGACGCTGCCAGATGCCTAGGGGCCACGCGTGGCCGGTACTCACGTCGCAAGCGACCAACGCCGTTGCGTCGTGTCCGCGCGAACCGTCGAACCCAAGCGTGATCATCTCCCCATCTGCGGGAGGATCAACGGGAGTTGCCGCCGCATCGACGTCTAGCGGCTCTAGCCACGCGTCGGAAGAGGCAACAACTTGGTTCATGTAGAACCGGCGCTTTTCCTGCGCGTCGGCCGTCGGGTCGTAGATCTCAGCTAGCAGGCGCTCTAGGTCGACCCACACGGAATCACCGTAAGCGGCCCTTAGACCGCCTCGGACGGTGTCCGGGTCCGAAGGTTCCCAAGACTCCGCCGAAGCCTCTACACAGTCGTACAGGACGTCATCTAGGCCCCCATCTTCCTTGCGGGCTAGATGCGCTTCGTACTCAGCGCGTCCTACGGTCTCTTCGGACGGGTCATGCGCGTTCGTCGTGAGAACGGCTCGACCGCCCACCTTCGCAAGATTTCGCTTGATAACCTGAATCATCTTCATGCCACCCTGCGAATACAGCCAATGGTGAATCTCGTCTCCGACCACAAAGTTAGGTCGGGCACCTTCGAGAGACGCGGACGATGCCGTTACCGGTTCAATCTTCCCAATTCCGTGCTGAAACTGAATCAGCGTCTTGCCGGGGTCAATCGCGTAGTCGGCGACGGCCGGACCCTCGGCGAGCATTCCGCGCACCGGCTCAAGCGTGTTCATGACCTGCTGATACGAAACAGCGGCCATTTGCACCCACGGCGCGTTACGGCGCTTGCCGGACGGGTGCCACTTCCCGAATGGGTCGATGACCCCGGGGCCGTCCATATCGGGGACGCACGGGCCCACGAATTCGATCAGCGCGAATGCACCAAGCAACGGGGACTTTCCCCACCCCTTGCTACGCCGAAGAACACCCATGCGATAGCGGAACTTGCCGCCCTCGTCCAGTGCGTAAAACCAGACTAGGAACCTGACTTGTTCCCGGGTGAACACGAACGGTTCACCGGCTCGGGGGCCGTCCGGCTGTCGAATGTAGCGGGTAGTCCAAGCGAGGATGTGCCAGCCTAGGGACCGTTCCGGCCACCCATCGGGGAGGTTTCCCGTTTGCATGGCTAGCCCCCTTCGGCAAACATCCCCTTGTAAGCGCTTAGGTCAAGCACTGCGGCCGTTGGGCCGTCGGTGGACTTGCCGGGGGTAGTGGTGGTCATTCGTCCGCGTAGGCGGTCAACGTGAGTCGCGCCTAGTAGCGATTCGTTCTGCCGGATTTCCTTGATGATTTCCAGCGCTGCGCGCATCTTGCGCGTGTCCTCGGCGTTTGCCGAGACGGTAAGTCGGTTGTAGCTGTCGACCAGCGGGAGGAGCGCTAGTAGGCGCTGCCAATCGGTCGCAGTGAAGTGAGCAGCTTGCCCGCTCTCCGCCCACGTAGCCCACCAATCGCGCGTGCCCTTTAGCCAACGCTTAGGCGTGGGCAGGGTGGGAGCGTCTACAGCGGCGATATCCGGCGCGTCCGTCTCTGCGGCGAACGTGTCGGCGTTTCGGCGACGCTTGTTTTCCTTGGGTGGTGGTCCGAAGCCAGCCAAGGCGTCACCTCCTCGCGCGTGCGCGCGTGTGCGCGTGGTGTTGGTTGGGCTACTGAAAAGGTTCGAGACCCGTACACGAACGGGACTGCT